ACTCGGATGACTCGGATGACTCGGATGACTCGGATGACTCGGATGACTCGGATGAGTAGTTGTCGCTCGATTTCAGCTACGAAGGCAACCCATTCAGGGGATTCGACCGTATCATGTAGCAGCGTTTTCTCTTCTCACTTTTAGCCCTTAGCTCTACCGATCCCAACCGCCCGCCGCACAGCCCCAGCCTCCCAGCGCGTGCAGCGAGTTGAAAACTTCTTCGGTTGCGGCAGCGTGCCGGCGGCGACCATTCGCCAGACCGTCGCCACTGATACTCTGAGCATCGCAGATACGTCCTTGACGGTCATGTGAGCGGTGTCTGGCAGCGTGTCGAAGTTCGGGCTCATGAGCGTTCCTCGGGAACCAGCGTCCGGGCAAGGTGGCTGGCCAGGCGCTCAAGCCGGGCGTTCAGTTTGGATACGATCTCAAGTTCGGCCAGAGCGATGTCGGAAAGCAGGGGGTTATCGGAGCGCACCAGCTCGGCCAGGTCATGGCTCAACTGGTTGGCGCACCGGGCTGCCGTTGCGGCTTTTTGGTGGTCGACGGTGTTCATGCTGCCTCCAAGAAGAGGTCGGCGGTCTTGTCACAGCGCGCCGTTGGTTTGAGGGCGTCGAGGGTGTTCCCCGGCGTGGCCAGCCAGGCCTCAACCCATTTCGGTTTGCGGCCGCGTCCGGACCAGCGCAGGTTGGGGTGCTCCGGGTGCTGATAAGGTCTCTCCGCACAATCAGCGTGTGCTGGTTTTTCGTCCGTCTCGATAAGAGACGTCTCCGTGGCGTCGGTCGGTTGAATATCGGTGGCTGGCGTTTCAGTTGCCGAGGGGGTTTCCACCTTCTCGATTTCATCCCAGGCTAGATTCGAGACAACGTCTCGGCCGGGGCCGAAGCGGACGAGGCAGCAAGCCTCCTGCTTTCCCTCGATCACACCCTCGCGGCCGCAGCATTTGCGCTTCTTTCCCGTTGGCCCTTTTGCGTTTGCTCGTACCCGAACCTGATCTCCGACAACGAAGGCGAGCCAGCCAGCGAAAGGTTTTTCGTTCGTCTCGATAAGGCCGGCGTCAGCCGGCGGGGTTTCGTTTTCTGCGGTACTTGTTTCGCCCGCCGGCGCAGCTTCGGGCGCGCCCTCGGGGGTTTCGGCGCGGTTTGTTTCCTGCGCCTGCGCAGCCTCAGAGGGGTAGGCGTGCTTTTCGGCCGTGGCGCTCGGCGCCGTTCCTTCAGGGATAACGCTGGCTTTGACCTGTTCAGCATCAATCCCGAACAGGCTGGCAACCTCAATCAGTTCGCGGGGCTCGTACTGCATGCTCCAGTCGTTGCACATTGAGCTGCCGACGACCATCAGGTCTATCATCAGCCGCCAGCAGTCGGCCAGGTTCATGGAGTCGATCGCGGCCAGGATCGCGTCGCGGCGCTCGGTGTAGTTCCGCCCGGTCGGTTTCCAGAAGCCGATGATCTTGCGCAAGGTGTCGTTGTCGCCTGCGCGTTCGAACAGGCGGCGAGCGATGCGGCGCATCAGGGACAGCGCCAGGTCCGGCGCCATCTGGCTTTCGCCGTTCAGTGTCTGGTCTGCCAGGCTGTCGCGTACCTGGGCGAGCAGGCGATCGCGGTAGGTGCGTTCCTGGGCCAGTACCACCGCCTTTTTCGCTTCATCGGCTTCACGGTCGGCATCCCGGCTGCGCAAGCCGGCTGCCTGCAGCTTCTCGGCCAGGACTGTGTTCGGTAGCACCGGCACCAGGACGTGTTGCTGTACGTCCTCGATCATGGTCGGGGTCAGGTCATCGCCGAGAATCTCGCGGTAGGTGCGATTCTCCGGGTCGTCGTAGCATGTCTTGTCGAGCTGGGTGTAACCCGGAATCGTGGTGTAATTCTGGATGCCGTAAGCAGCCAGTTTTTCGGCAGCTTTGCCAGTGATTACCTGGCCGCCAGCGGCGACTACCTTCGCCGCCTCGCGGGCTGTCTGTGCCAGGCGCTTGGCCTGAAAACAGTCCGGGTCAGTGCAGACGTTCGCACTCGTCGCGTCGTCGAAGATTTCCGGCTGATTCCCCGTGCGCTTGGGACAGTCGTTACAACTACCGGCGCTGGGCACCAGGTCATCCATCCAGGGCTTGAAGGGCGCGCCGGCCAGCTTGAGCATGTACCGGTCCTGGATCAGCCGCGCCGCCCGGCGTACCGACATGACATCGCCGTAGCCGTCCGTGGAGGTGATTTCCTGGATGGCTTTCGCCTGCAGCTTTGCTGTGGGGATGCGGGCGATCAGCAGCGCCGTGCTGGGATTGAGCAAGCCTCCCTGGAACAGGCGCCGACCGTCGGGGGAGAGGGCCAGCAGCTTGAGCCGCCCGAAAATGTAGGATCGGCTCTTGCCAATCTTTTCCGCGAGCTGGTCGGCGGTGTAGCCGTGCTTGTCCATCATCAGCCCGTAGCCTTCGGCCTCCTCGATCGGGTGAAGGTCTTTCCGCTGAAGGTTTTCAATGACCTGGAGTTCCAGCACGGCGCGGTCGTCGAGATCCCGGACCAGTACCGGCACGAGAGTCAGGCCGGCGGCTTTGGCGGCACGGTAGCGGCGCTCACCGGCCACAATCTCGTAATACGGCATGGTGTCGCCTGGGTAGGCATAGTTGACCGGCCAGCAGCGCACCAGCAGAGGCTGCAGCACGCCGTGCTGTTTGACGCTTTCCGTCATCTCGAGCATCTCGGCATCCGGGAAGCTCTTGCGCGGGTTCGTGGGGCTGGGCGCTAGCGTGTGGATGCCAGCCGGCTGGCTGATACAGGCCTTGGCTTCGGCGCTCTGGGGGTCGTAGTCTTGCATTGTGGTCTCCGGGTCAGGCGGGGCGCGGTTGCACCGCCTTAGGTGATGGGGTTGAGTCGATGGGCCAGCGTCGTCAGCCCGGTGGTGAAAATCTCGTTGATGCAGTCGTCGTGCGACAGCGTTGAGTCGCCCTGTTGCAGGTAGGCGATCAGGACTTCCGTGCTGGCGAATTCCTCAGCGGTTAGCGTCACGTCCAGCGTCGTGGCAGGCACCGCCAGCGTCGCTGGCAGCGGTTCGCCGGCCTTGACCAGCGCCGCAAGCACGGTGTCGACCAGGCCTTGCTGTATATGCACGGCGGCTGCCAGCGTGGCCGCCTGGCTGGCGATGCGCTTTGAGCGCTCCCGTAGCGCGGCAATGCCGGCCACGGCAATATCGAGATGCAAGGGGCGCTCAGGGTCAGCGGCCAGCGCAAAGAAAAGGGCTTGAGTGCGGTCAATCTCGCTCATGCCAGTCTCTTCGCCAGTGCGTCACAGATGGCATCGCAGCCGTGTCCAGCAATGACGGCGATGTCCAGCCCGGCGCCGCGCACGCGGTAGAGGCGGCCTGGGATGATGGGCTGGGCGCTCATTGTTTTTTCTCCAGGCGAATGACAAAGAAGCGGCGGGAGCTGTCGAAGAAGGGGGCAGCCTCGCCGGTGCAGAAGATGAAGTTCGGTGTCTTCACCTGGCGCGACCGGCCGCTATAGGGCGAGCGAATGAAGGTCGTTTCGCTGGTAATCAGACTCTTGAGCCGGCAGAAGTCGCTTTCGATGGCCGGGAGGCCGTCGATGATCACGGTCTTCGGTTCGCTTGCCAGTGTGTTGTCGATACCGCGGCGGCGCATGAATTCCATCAGTTCGACCTCGACGAACGCGCCATTGCGCGTGGCAATCTGGCGGGCCAGGGTGGTTTTCCCGCTGGCTTGCGGGCCAACCAGAACGAGTGCCTGACCTCGGGTGAAGGTATGGTTGATGATGTCCATCACGCGGCCTCCGGGAGTGCGGTAGATGCGCTCGGCAGGGCGTTGGCGTGCGGCGCCTGGATGAAGAGGTGCACGCCGGGATATTCCTGGGCCGTGACACGGTAGGTGTCGTGGTAGCTGCGGCCATGGTTCACCAGGTGCAGGCCGCCGCGAAGTGCGAGCTGGATCACCTGCGCGCTGTTGGCTCCGGCGTAGATGCAGATTTCGACATCATTGGTGTGGTAAAGGGCGACTGCTTCCAACGGTCGAGTGAACAGCGAGCCAGGATTCAGGTCAGCGGCTGCGTTGAGGCCTGCACAAAGCTGGTGCGCAGATTCAAAAACGGACGCGGCCGCGCAGATCAAGGCGCTGTGTTGTGCTGCCTCTGCCTCGATGCGGTTCAGTTCGAGCTGCAGGGGGGAGGGGGGCAAGGGAAGGAATAGCATGTCATTGCTCCAGAAGATGGCGGGGAAGGACGGCCACAGCGGGCGTGCCGTCGGCCGTAAAAAGCACACCGAAGTGGCGGCGAACGCTGCGGTAGGCGGCGCAGTGGGCGAGGTGGACCTTGAGAGCAGACAAGTGCAGACGCATGGACTGGCTCCGGTTAGTGGAAGTTGGTGACCTTGCAGACCAGCTTGTGCAAGGCCTGGACGGTGAAGCGGGTGCCGACGCACTCGTTGCGATCGAAGAGTTTTCGATAAACGAGGTAGCGCGTGCCTTTCGGCTCGGCTTTCTCGACCACGAAGCAGCCGTGGTCCTGCGCGATTTGCTTGGCTTCCTTGAGGATTTGCAGGGGATTGCGGGCGGTGGTCATGTCACTCCCTCCACAGGTAGTTTTGCGAGGCGTGGCGGACGGGGTCGTCACCGACCAGACCGTCATGTCCGCAACAGGCGCCGGCGGGAATGAACTCCGGCGCATCGAGCGGTGCGACAGCGACGTCCTCGCAGAAGCGGGAATTGCTGTCGCGCCGCTGCAATTCGTGGCCGAGGTAGAGTCGGTGATACCCGGTTAGGCATTGGAAATCGAAGCCGGGGCGGATGGCCCGGCCGTTGCTGTCGGTCATCCGGTGCCGGCGGAAGATGCGCGTGGCACCGGTGCTGTCGAATTGATTGGGCGTGGTGATGAACATGATGGTCACCCCAGTTATTCGGCGGCTGGTGTCGTGTAGTAGATCTGGGCCTGCCTGGTGTAAGGCGCGCGGTAAACAATCTTTTGGCACCCGAGCTTTTTCAACGATATGCCGATGCGCGTTTGCAGGTCGCGGGTGATCTTGTCGGCATCGAGGCCGAGGCCTTCCGTGATCGCTTCTGCCAGCGTGAAGCGGGTGCGTTGGCGGAATACCCAGCCGGTCAGCGGATCGTTCGCGGCACTGTTGTTCTGGGAGGTGTCGGCCTTGCCGATCAGTTTGGCAAGGCTCGCCTGGTGCTGGCGAATGGCCAGGCAGTAGCCGGCCAGCCAGCCGGCGCTGGCGGCGATCGCTGCCGTAATGAGCAGCGAAAACAGGGTGAGGAAGAGGGGCATTTCGGTCTCCACGTTGAGCGCCAGGTGGCGCGGTGGAGACAGTATTAACGAAACGCTAATTAAAGGTCAATAGCGAAACGTTAATATTTTGGTGCGTCAGACTAATCCTGGAACTCGTCGGGGATCGGTGGCGCCTGGGTAGCCCGTCCATTCTGAAAGTCGACTCGCAGGCTGCGAGTGCTGTAGGTAAGCCCGTTGACGAAAACCCACACGTAGCGAACTACATCGCCTTGGGCATCAACGCGGGTTGGAGGGCCGACCAGCGCAGTGACTTCAGCAGTTGTCATGCCGGCTCTGATCTGGCGCGCTTCGGACCACTTGAATGGTGTTCCGGCGCAGGCCGCGAGAAGCGCTAGGCACGAAATCAGCAGGGTTGTACGGATCATTGCTGGTCTCCTGTATCAGTAGTGGCGGCAGGGCTTGCTGCAGGTCTTTGGTTGTGGCTCACGGTATTCCTTTGTCAATTATAAAAGTGAGAATCATTCCGGTCTTGGGCTCTAAAAAAACCCCGTTGTCGGGGCGGGGGTGTGACTGGGGGAGGTGAATAATCTTGCCTCCCCCGGTTCGTCGCAGCCGGGGTGGGGTTAGGTGCCGGTGCGCTTTATCTCCTCCGAGCCTTTGGCCCACTCTTCAGCTTTTGCAAGCAGGGTGATACGCCCTCGCCGATCAAGTCGTTTCATTAGGCTGACCATGTCCTTGATGTCTTCATCGTCGAATATCGGTTCGCGTGAATGGTCATTATCCAGCCACCCAGTTTCCTTGTTGGCCGCTTTTTCTAGTTCGCGCGCTTGAGAAGAGCCAATGGCTTTCGGTTTTCCGGTTTTTGAGTCTTTCGCTCGATTGAGCAACTGACTGATCTGGGCTTGTTGTTTTCCGGATGTCTCGGCAAAGCGCGTAACGCCGCCCGCCTCGTTGACGAGAGCGCGCAGGTTGTCGAGGCGGATTTCTTCGATGGTTTTCACGTTTGTCATTAGATAACGTATCGCTAAAATCCGGAATTCGCGTGTCGCTATTGACCAATCATTAGCGCATCGTTAATACTTCCGGCCATGGACCTGCACACCTATCTCGAAAGCCAAGCTCTGCCGGCCGGCAATTTTGCCGCCAAGCTCAAGGTACCCCCCTCATTGCTCAGTCAGTGGCGGACAGGTGTGCGACGTGTGCCGGCTGAGCGCTGCCCGGATATCGAACGAGAGTCCGGCGGCATCGTCACCTGTGAGGAACTGCGCCCCGATGTCGATTGGGCGTACCTCCGCCAACCCCTTCAACGAGTTCAGGAGGCTGCTTGATGAGCGGGCCTGATGTTTCATCGGAGACGTGGAGCAAGCTTGAGCATCTGATACGCGAGAGGTTCGGAACTAGTCGACCTTACGTTGCCGCCAAGCGGCGCCGGCAAGATCGCACACCGCATGAATCGATCCGAGTGCGATTAACGCTGTGTCGGAGGGTGTTCCGTCCGGTGGCATGGCGTCTTCTGCCTGGGCAATTGCCAGTTCTCGCGCGGTTGTCACGTCGCGCTCGTTTATTGGCAGAAGGGCGCAGAGTCGAATGAAAGCCATTTTGAAACCGAAAAATTCGGCGCAGGTTTTCTCGAGTTGTTCGTCCATTGCCCTGATCTGCTCTTCTAGCGCGGCAACGCGTTCGTGCAGTTCCATGGGGGGGCCTTTCGTGGTTGGTAGTCATCTGTGGAAAGCTGATTCTGACATGTCTGGAGCCTCCGCCTTTTCTCCGCCCGCTGGGTCATCTCTGCCCCCTGGGGGCCGGCGTTTCCCGTGTCTCCGGGCACGGGCTTTTTCTTCCCCGGTGTCGCCATCATGCGGCGGCGCCTCGTTTTTGTTTACTGAGGGTCTTCGTCATGTCTCAGGGTAATTTCGAGTGTGTTCAGCGCGATCCGGTCGGCGTGTTGCAGCAGGAGCTGATCGCCACACCGGGCGGTATCAAGGCAGCGGCAGAGCGGATCGGCCGCTCGCCTGGCGTGCTGCACAACAAGTTTTCAGAGGCCATGCCGCACTACGAAATCACGGTGCGCGAAGCCCTGGCGCTGGCGCTTGGCTTGCCAGGCACCGGCTTCATCGAGGCCATGTGCAGCCAGTTCAACGGCGTCTTTCTGCCGCTACCGCCGGGATCGCCGGGCGAGGACGACGTGTTGCAGGCTTACCTGGCCATCGTCGCACAGATGGGTGACCTGAGCCGGGAGTTCACTGAGGCGCGGGCGGACGGCATCATCGAGCCGGATGAATTCCGCGCTTTGAAGCTTCGGGCGCATCGCACGGTGGCTGCCGTGATGCACCTACTGGCAGAGCTTGAGACCATGGTGCGCGAGGTGCCGCCGCCTTCGGCCAAGGTCAGGGAGATCGGGCGCTGACCGGTGGCTGATATCGATTTCAAGGCGCTGGCCGATGCCGCGCTGAACCGTGCCGAGCAGTTGCTCGCTCTCTGGCTGCCGGATGGGCGCAAGGTGGGCGGGGAGTGGAAAGCGCTCAACCCGATGCGCTCCGATGATAGCCGCGTGGGCAGTTTTTCCATCAGCCTCACCAAGGGGATCTGGCGTGACTTCGCTTCCGGCGATTCCGGTGCTGACCTGGTGTCGCTGTACGCCTATTTGTTCCATGCGGGGGAACAGGCCGCCGCCGCTCGGGCGCTGGCCATCGAGTTGGGCATGCCGGAGGCAGCCCCGCCTCCCGGTAAAGGCAAGGCGCGGTCGACGGCAAAAAAAACGGAAAAGCCAGCGCTAGAGCCGAAGGAAAAAAAGCCAGGCTGGCGCTGCGTGATGCCGGTGCCGGACGATGCACCGGCGCCCCCAAAAGCGCATGAATTCCGGGGCATCCCGGTCGCCACCTGGGCATACCAGGATGCCGCTGGCCGGCTGCTCGGCTATGTCTGCCGGTTCGCCGCGAGCGACGGTGGCAAGGACATCATCCCGCTAACGTACCGCCAGCACGAAACCACCGGCAAGTTCGCCTGGCGCTGGATGATATGGCCCGATCCCCGGCCGCTCTACGGCCTCGATCGCCTGGCCGCAAACCCGGATGCAACGGTGTTGATCGTCGAAGGCGAAAAATGCCGAGACGCCGCCCAAGCGGAGCTACCCTCCCTGGTGGTGCTGACCTGGCCGGGCGGCGTCAATGCTGTTGCGCAGGCAGATTGGTCGGCACTGGCCGGGCGCAAGGTGATGACCTGGGCGGATGCGGACAGCAAGCGCAAGAAGCTGACCAAGGCAGAAAGCGAAGCCGGGCATGACCCGCTGGCGCAGCCATATTTGCCGGCCGAGGTGCAGCCCGGCGCCAAAGCCATGGCCGAGGTGCGCAGCATTCTGCACGGCCTGGGCTGCCAGTTGTGGAATATCGACATCCCGCCCCCAGGCGAGGCGCCGGACGGCTGGGACGTGGCCGATGCCGTGACCGAAGGCCTGGCCGGCGATGCGTTGGCCGACTGGATGCGCGACCGCTGCCAGCCCTGGCAGCCGCCCGCCCCGGCGGAAGAGCCTCCTCCCGCTGCCGAAGCTGGCGCGGGCGGAAAGAAGAAGCGCGAGAAGCCAGCGCCAGCGGAAGACGAGGCGTGGCGCGACAAGCTGCTGTGGAAGAAGGGCGAGCTGGACGACTGTCTGGCCAACGTTTATGACATCCTGGCCAACCGCCGGGAGTGGCGGGGCGTGGTGGCTTTCGACGAGTTCTCCATGCGCACCGTCAAGCTGAAGCCACCGCCCTATGCCGGCGGCGCCGTCGGCGAATGGGATTCGGCGGACGATTCACGCACCGCCATCTGGCTGACCCGGCAGGAATGGATTACGCCGTCCTCGGCCCGGGTGGCTGAAGCGGTGGAGACCGTCGCCAAAGCCAATCCCGTGCATCCCGTGCGTGCCTGGTTGCAGGCGCTGCCAGCCCATGATGGCGTGTCGCGTATCGATCACTGGCTGACCGATTACCTAGGCGTCAAGGATAGCCCCTACGTGCGACTGGTGGCCCGGTTCTACTTGCTCGGCATGGTCGCTCGCGTCATGAAGCCGGGGGTCAAGTTTGATTACTGCCTCGTGCTTGAGGGGAAGCAGGGCAAAGGCAAATCATCCGCCCTGCGCGTGCTCGGCGGCGAATGGTACGCGGATACCGACCTCGATCTTCACAACAAGGATTCGATGTCAGCCCTGCAGGGGGTCTGGCTCTACGAATTCGCGGAGCTGGGCAGCGTGGCGCGAGCTGAAGCTACGAAGCAGAAGTCGTTTCTCTCGCGGCAGGTCGACAAGTACCGGCCGGTCTATGGCCGTCGGGATATCCAGGCGCCCCGGCAGGTGGTTTTTGCCGGAAGCACGAACGACTGGGAGTGGAACAAGGACCCAACCGGCGGCCGGCGCTTCTGGCCCGTCGAGTGTGCAGACACGATCAACCTCGACGGCCTGGCTGGTGCGCGCGAGCAACTCTTCGCTGAGGCGCTGGCACTCTACCAGGCCGGCGAGCGATTCTGGCCAACACCGGAAGAGCAGCAGACGCTGTTCGATCCCGAGCAGCTCATGCGCGAGCAGCCCGAGTCCCTGGTCGATGCCCTGCACGACTGGGTGTATGCGCAGGTGGCCGATTTCTCGGTCGCCATGGCGGTCATGGAAGGCCTCAAGCTGCCGGCCAACGCACTCACGCGCGATCTACAGACACGGGTCGGCATTGCGTGCAGAAAACTCGGTTGCACCCGTGTGGAAAAACGAAACGGCATGGTCCGCTACTGGTACAAGCCCCCCGCTAGAAATGGGGCGTCGTCGCAAAGTGCCGGCCAGCCGTCTCCCCTCTCACGACCACCGCAGGGAGGCCACGATGCACCTTTCTGATCGCGCCAATGTGGGGAACGTGGGGAGCAGGTGGGGAAGCCCGAAAGCCTTGCAGCAGAAGGACATTCCTAACCTTCCTAACCTTCCCGACTTCGATACTCGCCCGCGTACACACGTGTGCACCTGCGAGCGAGCGCGCCCGTGCCCCCGCGCGTGCACACCCACACACCCCAGAGCTTTCAGGTCAGGAAGGTTGGGAAGGTTAGGAAGATGCCCGCAGGACAAGGGGTTTAGCCTTCCCCACCTGTTCCCCACCTTCCTAACCTCGGAGAACTGAGTATGGATCGAATCATCCAGAAGATGCGCCACGATTGGCCGCTAGTCGCGGAAGACCGCCGTGCCTGCGGCGACTGGAGCGAAACCGACGAAGCCGAAATCGGCCAGACGATCAAGGCCGTCGTTGAGGCCGGCGACGCTGATCAGATTGCGATGTGGGCGCGCTGGCTCGCGGACCTGTCCGCCGTCGTGCTCGGCCTGCGCGCCTCCGGGGTCGCCCGCAAAATGCGCGACGTCGCGCGTGCCCAGCGAGAAGGGGGAGGGCAATGATCCGTCTCTCAGTCCGCAACAATTTTCCGGCCGTGGCTCGTCAGATGGATCGACTGCCTGAGCAGCTTGCCAATAAGGCCATGGTTCGGGCGCTCAACAAGACGGTCGACCAGGGCAAGACAGAGATGGCCCGCGCGATCAGCAGCGAGTTTCGCGTCAAGGTGGGCGATGCCAAGCGCCGCTTGAGCGTCACTCGCGCGCGCTTCAAGGGGGTGCTGCACCTTGAGGCTGTGCTCGAAGCCACGCGGCCGGGCGGCCTGCATAACAACGATGCGCGCGGTATGAACCTGATTCACTTTGTGGTGGGCGGTCAGCCCAAGCGCACGGCCAAGGGCAAGCTGCGTCAGCTCAATATCCAGATAAAGCGCTCGGGTGGCCGAAAGCAGATCAAGGGCGCGTTCATCGCCACGAACAAGAGGACAGGCGGCACGGCGGTGTTCATCCGCGAGGGCAAGGACCGGATGCCGATCGCGACCAAGACCACCATCGACATTCCTCAGATGTTCAACACCAAGCGGCTCAATCAGGCCGTGCGCGAGGTCATGCTCAAGCGTTTCAGCACGAACTTCGACCGCGAGGTCAAGGCAATCCTGCAGGGGTTCGTCAGATGAGAACGGCGCTCCCCCCCCTTGACGGGTCCTTCCCAGCCCATCCCCCTGCGGCGCGAAACGACCCCGGAATTTCGCCAGTTTTCTGGCTTGGTAGGAGGTAAGTAAGTTGCGCATTGTTGGTCAGGAGCGGATTGCTGCAGTCTTCGGGGTAGCCCCGAAGACGATTGTCGACTGGCAGGAGCAGGGGTTTCCGATCGCCTTGCGCGGTTCGCCTGGTATCCCCAGCGAGTACGACACGCCGGCCTGCATCGCCTGGCTAGTCGACCGTGAGCTGAAGAAGGTCCAGGCGGAATCGCCGAACGATCGGCTGGCGCGGGTGAGGGCAGACAGCATCGAGATGGACAACGCCGAGCGGCGCGGTCAGTTGATACGTGCCGACCAACTGGAGCCGAAACTCAAGGCCGCTTTCGTCGCCGCCCGCGAGGCCTGGCTCGACGCGGTGCCACGCCTTTCACGCGAATTGCCTGCCGATGCGGAAGGCCGCGAGGCGCTGCTGCAGGCGGAGTTCGAGGCCTTTTTGAATCGCCTTGCGCAATGGGCGAATGCCGCCGATGAAGAGGATGAGGACGCGTGATGAACGCCTTGGCCACGCTTGCGAACGACGTCGATCAGTGGGCTGACCAGGCGCTGGATTCCTTGATCAGCCGGGTGTTCGCCCAGCTCAAGCCGCGCCCGCCGTTGTCGCCGCTTGAGTGGGTGGAAAAGTATCGCCGCTTGTCGTCGGAAGAGAATCCCGATTTCGTCGGGCCGTTCCGAATGGACAACATCCCGGTGCTACGCGGGGTGCTTGCCGCCGCTGGTCAGCGTGGCGTCAAGCGCCTGGTCGGGCAGAAGTCTGCCCAGATCGCCTGGACGGCTGGCGTCTGCTGTTCGCTGATGGGCTATTACACGCACTGGAAACCGTGCGTCCAGGTAGCGATGTTCCCCCGCGAAAAATCCGCCAAGGATTTCGATGCGGAAAAATTCTCGCCGATGGTGCGGGCTACCAGGGCGCTGGCCCGGCGCATCAAACTTAAGAGCCGCAGCGACGGCAACAGCGCCACGCGCAAGCATTACCCGGGCGGCTTGCTCAAGTTCGTTGCCTCTAACAGTCCGGCCGACGTCAAGTCGACCAGCGCCAAGGTCCGCTATGTCGAAGAGCCGGACGATACCAACCGTGACGTGAAGGGACAGGGCAACTCGATCACCCTGCTGCGGGAGCGCGGCAAGACCATCCGCGATAGCTTCGAGCTGATCGGCGGCACCCCGACGGCCAAGGGGGCCAGCGAGATCGAGAAGGAAATGCGCACGACCGACCAGCGCCGCTTCATGGTCGCGTGCCATGACTGCGGCGAGCGCCACGAAGTCAATCACGATCACATGGTCATCCCCGGCCTCAACCTGTCGCCGGAAGACCTGGCCGCGCCGGACATCGATGAGCGGTACCCCGTCCGCGATGTGTATGGCCGCGCTCGTCCGGAGGATGCCTATTACGTTTGTCCTCACTGCGGCTCCATCTGGAGCGACGCCCAGCGCGTCGCCAACATCAAGGCCGCTGCCTCGGTACCACCGCTGTACGGCTGGGAACCGACGGCGGAAGCAGCCGACCCCGGCTTCTACCTCAACGAGTTCCAGTCCTGTTTCGAGGGCAGCTACGTCCCCGTCCTGGCGGACAAGTACTGCAAGGCGCTACACCAGATGGAGCAGGGCGACCCGACCGATATGGTCGCCTACTGGAACTCCACGCGCGGTATCCCCTGGGAGTACAAGGGCGAACTCCCCGAAGAGGAAGAACTGCGCAACCGTGCCGAGCCCTATGCCGAGTGGAGCGCCCCGTCCGGCGCCATCGTGGCGCTCCTGACGGTCGACGTGCAGCATGACCGCCTGGCCGTCACATGCTGGGTCGTCGGTCGCGGTGAGGAAATGTGGCTGGCCTACTGGGGTGAGGTGTACGGGCAGACCGTGGTGCCGCACCAGGGCGCCTGGCGTGAACTCGACGCGCTGATGCAGCGCACAGTGACCACCCCGAGTGGCGCGCTGCCCATTGCCGCAGTGGGTATCGACTGCTCAGACGGCCAGACATCGGAGGCTTCCTACAGCTATGTCCGAAAACATCACCGCCGTGATCGCCAGGTGCTTGCTCTCAAGGGCGCGCCCGATGCCGAGGGCCGCGTCGAAATCTGGACGCCACCCAAGCCGATCGATCCAAACAACAAGGCCACCAAAGCGTCGCGGTACGGGGTACAGGTACATATCGTCGGTACCGCCAAGGCCAAAGACCTGATCCTCGGCTGGGCGCAGGAAGGTGGGCGTGTGCGCCTCACGGGCCACGGCCCCGGGCGCATGCACTGGTACGAAGGTGTGCGTGATGACTTTTACGAGCAACTGCTCTCGGAAATCAAGATTCCCAGCCGCTCGAATCCCAAGCGCCGCGCCTGGAAGGCGCGCACCGATCGGCGCAACGAAGCGCTCGACTGCACCGTCTACGCCGTCTATCTCTGTCGCCACCTGAAGCTGCACTTGCGCCGTCCCGCTCAGTGGGATTTAGACGAACTGCGCCTGCGTCAGGGCGTGCTGCTGCCGGCGGCAGATGACGCAGAAAAGGCACCAGAAACCGCCGCGCCGGAAGTGCCGCCCGTGCAAACGTCTGTACCGGATGCCGCGCCTGAAGCGGCGCCGCCAGTCGCTGAAGATGCCACCTCCCTTGTCGCCCAGGCGCAGGCCTCCGCGCGCCTGAAGGCCATGCTCCAGTCTCGCCGCCAGGGGCGCCGTGGCTGACAGCCTGAAAGAGATCCTCGACATCGCCCGCCGGGAAATGCCCGACGTGCCCGATGCCGTCTGGGCGCGGATCGAAGGCCGGATACGCCTCAACTTCGGCGGCCAGCGGCCCTACATCGCCAGCCAGAAAAAGCGCCGGCATCTGGAGGCGCTGGCGGAAGCCGATGCATCGGCCGATGCTGCTCGGATGGCGGCGCAACTTGGGTTGTCGGTACGACACTTGCGCCGGCTTAAAAGCCTAAAGAGATAAGCAAAAAAGTTTATTTTCTCTTGACGTTGTAATCATTTTTGATTACTATTGAGCCATGTTCAACAAACACGGGAGGTGTGGTGAAGCAAAGCGAATTCGTCAGATGGCTCGCCAAACAGGGAGCGACTTTCAAAGACGGCAGCCGGCATTTGAAAGTCTATCTGAACGGTCAACAAACAGTACTGCCCAGACACCCATCGGAAGAACTGAAAACCGGATTGGTTGAGGGCGTAAAGAAACAGCTGAAGCTTAAGTGACGCAGGCCCCGCAAGGGGCTTGCAATGCACACACCATATGCACCCACGTTGTGTGGTTATAAAGTGATAGAGGTAAAACGTATGCAATATCCTGCACGTTTCGAGGCCGCCGATGAAGGCGGATATGTAGTGTCCTTCCGGGATATTCCGGAGGCTTTGACTCAAGGTGATACCGAAGATGAAGCTATGTCTATGGCTGAAGACGCGCTCGTTACGGCCATGGATTTTTACTTTGAGGATCGTCGGCAAGTTGCTATGCCATCGGATCTTCTTCCGGGCGAACGCTGGGTGGAATTGCCGGCCAGCGTTACTGCCAAGGCTCTGTTGCTCAACGAGATGATCGCTGCCGGTGTCAGCAATGCCGAACTGGCTCGCCGAATGGGCACCCGTCCGCAAGAAGTGCAGCGTATCGTCGATCTGGCCCATTCGACCAAGATCGATACCATTGCCAAGGCCTTGGTTGCGCTCGGTAAGCATTTGGAAGTGCGAGTCGCCTGACTGCCGCTTGAACGGACATTTCTTGCCTAGAAATGTCCACCCATGCCCGGCAATCTGCCGGGCATGGACACCCCAACGACCTTTCGCGCTGGCGACTCCGCCGACTGGACCCAGCACCTAACAGCTTACCTGCCGGCTGACGGCTGGCTGTTGAAGTACCGGTTGCTCTGGCCGGCAACGGGTGCTGCCGTCGATATCCCCACCACGATCGACGGTGAGACCTACGTGGTTTCCCTGTCGTCGACCGATACCGCGTCCTGGACTGCCGGCGCGGCAACGCTGGTGTCCTTTGTCGAACGCACCGGCGAGCGCGTCACGCTTGCCGCTCACCCCGTCAGCATCCTGCCGGACCTCTCTGCCGCCACCGCTCACGATGGCCGTAGCGCCAACGAAAAAGCGCTGGCCGATGCCGAGGCCGCGCTCGCCGCACACGTCGCCAGCGGGCAGAGCGTGGTCGCGGAATACGAGGTGGCCGGTCGCAAGATGAAATTCCGCTCGGTGGAAGAGCTGGAAAAGCTGATTGCCTTCTACCGCCGCGCCGTCGTCAAGGATCGCGCCGCCCTGGCTCTGCTGAGCGGCGGTAGCGTGCCCGGTCGCGTCTATTACCGGGGCTGATATGGGAATCCTCTCCAAGCTCTTCAGTCCCCGCGAAACCGCTGCCGACCGTGCCGCCTGGCTGGATTCCGCCGTGCGGGCCGCTGGCCAGCATGCAGCCGGTGCCCGCCTGGGCGAACTCCGGCAGCGCAGCTTCGAAGCCGCCGAGACCCCTGCCTGGACCGATAGCTGGCCGACGCACGCCGCCCCAATCAATGACGACCTCGCCCGCCAGTTGCCCACCCTGCGCAGCCGTGCGCGCGGCCAGGCGCGCAACAACGAGTGGGCCACCAACTACCTGATCAAGCTCGACGACAACGTCCTCGGCGCCGCCGGCATCGTCCTGCAGATGCGGCTCAAGAAACGCAACGGCCAGCCGGACGATGCCACCAACACGCTGCTCGAAGGCGCCTGGGCCAAGTGGTGCGCCGCCGCCGATGTTGCCGGTATGCCCTGGCGCGAAGTCGAATCCCTCGCGCTCGCCAGCCTGCCGCAAGACGGCGAACTGCTCTACCGGCTGCGGCCAGGGGCAGGGCCGATGGGCATTCAGATTCAACTCCTCGCCGCCGACCTGCTCGACGTCAACCTGCGCCGCGACTACGGCGGCAACCGCGTCCGCATGGGTGTCGAGATCGACGACGACGGCAAGCCCGTCGCCTACTGGTTGCGCGCCAACAAGACCGGCGACCAGCCCTCGGACCTGATCACCGTCGGCCGCCACCTGCGCGTGCCGGCTGCCGAAATCCGCCACCGCTTCCTGCGCCGGGAGATCGGCCAGTTGCGCGGCTTCCCTTGGCTTTCTGCCGGCGCTCGCCGCCTGTGGATGCTCAGCGACTTCGAAGAGGCGGCAGCCGTCGCCTCCAGCAACGCCGCCAAGCGCCAGGGCTTCTTTGTCACGCCGGACGGCGACGCGCCGAGCGGTTTCGCCGACACCGTCATTTCCGGTGTTCTCGAAGCCGCCAAGGCCGCCGGCAAGGTGCTGACGCCCGACGAAATCCGCAGCATCACCGCCGCCGCCGAAAAATACGCCAGTACGGTGCCGGGTCAGTTCGACACCCTGCCGCAGGGCGTTGACTTCCGCCCCTACGAATCCAAGTGGCCGTCGATCAGCGCCGACGCCTACATCAAGCAACACGTCCGGGGCTGGGCCGCCGCGCGCGGCATGTCCTACGTCTCGGCCGGCAACGACCTCGAAGCGGTCAATTACTCCAGCGCCCGCGTCGGCATCGTCGAAGAGCGCGAGCACTACAAGACAATCCAGAGCGACCTGATCACCTGGCTGCACGCCGAAGTCTTTCCGTTTGTGCTGCCCTACCTGGTGCTCAATACCCCCGGCCTCAAGCCCGAGCACCTGGATCGCTACCTCGCCGCCGCCACCTGGCAGCCGCGCCGCTGGGCCGGCATCGACCCGGTCAAGGAAATGCAGGCCGCCGAAATCGCCCTGCGTCTCAAGCTCACCAGCCGCCGCCGAATCATCCTCGAACGCGGCGACGACCCCGACGAAATCGCGGCCGAAGTCCAAACCGAAGACGCCCTCTACGGCCCGATCGCCTCCAGCGGTACTCCGCCGAAAGACGAGAAAGAAGAGGGGGAGGAGGGCGACGACAAGACCACCCCGCCGAAAAAAGAAAAGGAGCCCAGCAATGACGACTGAAACCGTTCCCGTCCAGAGGCGCCAGCGCGTCGAAGGCGTGCTGCACCGCAGCCTGCCAGCCACCCTCACCATCCGCGCCGTCGAGGAAGGGCAGGCCGACGATGGCCTGCTCCGTCTGCGCCTCTCGGTCTCATCCGAAGCTCCCTACCTGCGCAGTAGCTGGTGGGATGAACCGTGGATTGAAGTTCTCGGCCACCAGGACGGCGAAGTGGATCTGACGCGCCTCAACGACGGCGCCCCGGTGCTTGCTAATCACGACCGCCGCACCGCTGTCGGCAACACGCCGCTCGCCGGCATCGGCGTCAGTGAGAAATCGTGGCTCGAAGGCATGCGCCTGATTTCCGATATTACGTTGAGCCGCCGGGAAGCCCTGGCCGATCTACGGCAGGACATCGGCGACGGGCTGGTGAAGAACGTCTCCATCGGCTACCTGATCAACGAACGCACGCTGGTCAAGGCCAACGGCGAGGGGAAGCCGGACGAATACCGCGTCACGTCATGGACGCCCTTCGAAATCTCTCTCGTCGACATCCCTGCCGATGCCACCGTCGGCCTCGGCCGTGGCCTGGACGCGCCCGACCCCCAGAACCCCCAATCCCGCTACCGCGTGATTGACCTCAACGCCCCGGCCGCCGGGGCCAACCCCTCCCAAGGAGAACGCAGCATGACTACCGTGGTTGAAACCCCGGCGGCTGACCAACAGACCGCCAACCGCGCCCTCGGCGCCACCGCTACCCCGCCCGGCAATCCCGCCGACCCGCTCGCCGCCGAACGCGAACGCGCCCGCAACATTCGCGCCCTCGGCCGTCAGTTCGAGATGGCCGGCCTGGCCGATGAAGCCATCGACGCCGGCACCTCGCTTGACGCCTTCCGCCAGCTCGTCCTCGGCAAGCTGCAGGATAAGGGCAAGATTCGCACGGCGGAGTCTCCCGAAATCGGCATGAGCCGCCGCGACATCGAAAACTTCAGTTTCTGCCGCGCCCTGCTGGCCGCCTCTGACCCGGCGCACGCCAAAGACCTGGCCCCGTTCGAAACCGAATGCAGCCGCGCCGCCCAGGACAAGCGCGGCGACAGCCGCGACAAAACCCGCGAAGCCGCCGTCACCATCCCGATCGACGTGCTCTCGCGCGGCATCATGATGGGTGAAGGCGTCGCCCAGGCGGTGGCTCGCCAGCTACTCGCCAAGGCGCAGCGCACCAGCAGCGAAGCCATGAATTATTACCGCGACCTGGTCGCCGGCACCGCCGGCGCCGGTGGCAACCTTGTTGCCACCGAACTGCTTGGCTCCAGCTTCATCGAGCTGTTGCGGCACGCGATGATCCTCGACAAGCTCGGCGTCACCTGGCTGCGGGATCTGAATGGCAATGTTGCCATTCCCAGCGCTACCGGCACCACCAGCGCCTACTGGGTTGCCGAAGGCGGCGCGCCCACCGAATCCGCCGCAGCCTTCGGCCAGGTCGTGCTTACCCCGCACACCGTCGGCGCCTTTACCGACTACAGTCGGCGCCTGCTGCTGCAGTCCTCGATCGACGTCGAAGCCTTCGTCCGTGCCGACCTCGCCGCCATCATCGGCCAGGCCATCCAGGCCGCCGCCATCAATGGCAGCGGCGCCAGTAACGAACCGACCGGCCTGCTCAATACTTCCGGCAAGATCGGAAGAGCGTCGTGTAGGGAAAGAGTGTAGATCTCGGTGGTCG